AAAATGTTTATGACAAGTTCAAAAATTTGGGCGTGAAGGTTTGGCAACTTGTAGGTAATCACGATATCTATTATAAGAATACGAATGAGATCAACTCGATTGATTCTCTTCTAGAACACTACGATAATGTCACTCCTGTCTCTACTCCAGATACATATGACATCAATGGATTCAAAGCAATGATGTTACCGTGGATATGTGAGGATAATTATAAGGAGACTTGTACTAAGATTGATGAGTCTGATGCAAAGATTGCTTTTGGTCATCTTGAGTTACATGGATTTGAACTCTATCCAGGCATGACTCAGCAGGGTGGTATTGATAAAGGTATCATTGAAAAGTTTGATACAGTATTCTCAGGACACTATCACACCAGAAGTAATGATGGTCAGGTATTCTACCTAGGCAATCCCTATGAGATGTATTGGAATGACTGTGGTGACAAGAGGGGATTCAATATTCTGGACACAGAGACTATGGAGATTGAGTTTGTAGAGAATACAAACACCATCTTCGAGAAGATATACTTTGATTCTACCCCTGCTGCAACATTCAAAGCACATTTGTACAAGGATAAGATTGTAAAACTGTTTGTTAAATCAAGAAAAAGTCAGTTAGAATATGACAAGTTCCTTGAAAAACTTCTAAAAGCTGGTATAATAGATTTGAAGGTAGTGGAAAACACTGCAATCAATGATACGGAAGTTGATCTTGATGGTGAGAAAGTTGAAGATACTCTTACGCTTCTAAATAAGTACATCGAGGACTCTGATTTTGATTTAGAAAAAGAAAGAGTCAAGAAACTTCTCAAGGAAGTCTACCTAGAAGCTTGCGAAGCAGAGTAATGTACATCTTATCACTTGTTGGTCACGAAGGAGAGGGAGCGTATGCCGTCACTAATGATGACGGTCAGAAGGCTCTTTATCTTTTCCAGCAAGAAGATGACGCTACTAGATATGCAGGGCTTCTAGAAGCGGAAGAATCCACCGTATTGACAGTTGTAGAAATAGATGATATGCTAGCTGTCGAAACCTGTAAGAAACACAAATACAAATACGTTATTATCACACCTGACGACATAGTGATTCCGCCAAAAGATTATGATAACATTCAAGACGATTCGGTGGCGTAACTTTTTATCTACTGGTAATCAGTTTATAATTGTTAGTTTCCAAAAGTCTCCAACAAATTTGATAGTCGGACAAAATGGTGCAGGGAAATCCACGATATTGGATGCTCTGACCTTTGTTTTGTATAACAAACCATTCAGAAAGATTAAGAAAGCACAGTTAGTCAACACTGTGAATGATAAAGAGTGCGAAGTTCAGATAGAATTTGAGATCCAAGGTAGAATTTATACCATTGTCAGAGGTATGAAGCCAACTTTGTTTGAAATTTATATTGATGGAAAGAAACAAGATCAATTTGCCAGTTCAAATGATCAGCAACAACATTTAGAAGACAATATTTTACGATTAAACTATAAATCTTTCACTCAGACTACCATTTTGGGTGCTGCTACGTTCGTTCCTTTCATGCAGTTGAGTCAAACTCATCGCAGAGAGATTGTAGAAGACGTTTTAGACATCAAAATTTTCTCTGGAATGGCAAAAATCCTCCGTGAGAAGATGAGTAGAGCGAATACAGAGATCAGAGAACTTACAATCAAGAAAGAATTGATTGAAGAGAAGATTCAGATGCAAAAAAGTTTCATCTCTGACCTTGATAAGACAGGACAAAATAAGATCACAGAGATAAAAGTTAAGATTGACACACTCTTAAGGGATTCTTCATCTTTGATGTCTGATAATGAGCAAATTGCAACAAATATAAAGGAAAAGTATCAACCAGAACTGGATACCCTAACATCTGCTACAGGTTCTCTTAAGAAAAAGACCACAATCAAAGCAAAACTGGAACAAAAGATACAGAATATAACATCCGATCATAAATTCTTTAAAGAAAACGTATCATGCCCTACATGTGGACAGCAAATTGAGGAGGATTTCAGGCTAAATAAAATTGGAATTATCGAGGGTAAGGTAAAGGAGATCAACTCCGCTTATCAAGACCTTCAAAAGTCTATAAACGAAGAACAGAAAAAAGAGGCCAGGTTTATAGATGTTTCTAAGCAGATCTCAACACTAACGCATGACATTTCAACGAACAATTTTAAAATTTCTGAGTATCAACGACAAATCCGAGATTATGAACAGGAAGTTCAAGACATTACCGAACAAATTGCAAACAGAAATACTGAACGAGCTACGCTTAGAGGCCTCAAAAGTGATTTAAAGACAGTAGAAACAGATAAAGCAGACCACACTGAGAATATCGAGTACTTGGACTTTGCAAACTCCATGATGAAGGACTCTGGTGTCAAAGCAAAGATTATGAAAAGGTATTTGCCCATCATGAATCAGAAGATCAATAAGTATCTTCAGATGATGGACTTCTATATCAATTTTACATTGGATGAACAGTTCAATGAGTGTATCAAGTCGCCTATTCATGAAAAATTCAGTTACGAATCGTTCTCTGAGGGCGAGAAAATGCGAATTGATCTTGCTATTTTGTTTACTTGGCGAGATATTGCTAAGATGAAGAACTCATCTTCTACCAACATACTCATTCTTGACGAAATATTTGACAGTTCTCTGGACAGTAATGGTACAGATGAATTTGTAAAGATTATCAGGTATGTCATCAAGGATGCTTACATCTTTATGATCTCTCACAAGGTAGATGAGTTGACAGATAGATTGGATAATATGATTACCTTTGAAAAGATGAATGGATTCTCAAAAGTGAGGTATTCTACATAGTAGCATAGGTTTTTGTAACCGTATGATACTAATAGATGGATGTCATTCACTAAAACTAGAGTGTGCCTTGAGGGACTTGGGTTTTATTGACATGGAATGGAGGACAGTGGCACATGCTGGAATCTTTTTTGTACAACCTGTAGGTATGCCAAATGATCCCGAAGGAGATCTGCTAGGATTTACAATCACATATGAGAGTAGAGTAATAAAATTACAGAACACTGCAAAGAAAGCCTTGGATACTGCATTGAGATGGTCGGGGTAGACAGTTGACAAACTGGCACATGGTTGATTGAAATTGGCACAGGGTCGGTTATCATGTGTACATAGACAAGAAAACAAATGCTTAAAAAGGTCAATTACGAAGTCAAAGGTCAACTCGCTAAACTGCTTGCTACCGAAGATCTGATCATCGAGAACAAGAGAGTCCCTACGGCCTCCTTTGATGTGGATCGTAGAGTATTGACCCTTCCAATGTGGGACAAGGCCTCTGCGACCGTATACGACCTTCTGGTGGGTCATGAGGTTGGACACGCACTATACACACCCAATGAGAACTGGAAACTAAGGTATCCAGAAATTCCTATGTCATTCGTCAACATCCTTGAGGATGTTCGTATCGAGAAGTTGATGAAGCGTAAGTACGCTGGTATCGTCAAGACATTCCACATGGGATACAAAGAACTTTCCGATCAGGATTTCTTTGAACTGGGTGAGAATGAAGTTGAAGATATGAATCTCCCAGACCGTATCAACATTCACCACAAGATTGGAAAGTTTGTTGACGTTCCTATGAGTGAAGATGAAGTATATTTCCGTGACTCTGCACTCAATACTGATACCTTTGATGAGGTTCTGGAACTTGCTAATGAACTTCATGAGTTCATGAAGACACAGCACACAGAATCTATCAAGATTGATCTGCCATTTGATGGTGCAGAGATGGAACAGGGTGGTGGTTCTAAGGTTGATCCAATTCCTTCTGAAGATAAGTCCGATACTTTTGATTCGATTGAAAGTGAAAGTTCCGATGGCGAAGAATCTGAGGAGCAAGAGTCTGGTGATAACTCAGATGAGACCACTGGTTTCCCGCCTGAATTTTCTGACTCACCTATTGGTGGTGAACATTGTGACTTTGAAACTATCACTGACAAGCTTTTCTCTGATAACTTGGAGAACTTGAATGATAAGAATCGGAACACAGGTGTGTATGATACTGATTACTGCACCATTCCAGAACTGAATCTTGAAACTGTCAAAGCTAAAAATGTAGACGTACACAAACACCTTGATGAAGAGTGGATTGCACAGCAACAACACTACGATAATGAACTTCTCAAAGAAGAAAACAAGTATCGTATTCCTATGAATCTTTATGCAAGTGTTGACAATGAGTACAGACTCTTCCGTCGTTCTGCACAGAAAGAAGTCAACTATCTTGTAAAAGAGTTTGAGTGTCGTAAGTCTGCTGACGCATACGCTCGTGCTACAGTATCAAAGACAGGTGTTCTTGATTGCACAAAACTTCATTCATACAAGTACAATGAAGATCTGTTCAAAAAAGTCACCACTCTACCTGATGGCAAAAATCATGGACTTATCTTTGTCCTTGATTGGTCTGGATCTATGAGTAATGTTCTTAAGGACACAGTAAAACAGTTGTTCAACTTGATCTGGTTCTGTAAGAAAGTTCAGATTCCTTTCCAAGTATTCGCTTTTACTAATGAGTGGAATCGTGGAGATAAACAGTTTGATGAGTATGGTAACTACAGAGGTTACGCTTACCCTAAAGATCACCATGTTAAGAAAGACGGTCAACTTTATATCGAAGCACAATTTGCAATGGTTGAGTTTCTAACAAGTGACTGTAAGAAGGGAGATCTAGAACATCAAATGATGAACATCTGGAGACTCATGAGTTGTCTCGATCAACGTGGTCGTTGGGACAGTTCTGTGTACTACCAGTGCCCAAGTCGTTTGAGTCTGTCTGGAACTCCTCTGAACGAAGCTCTTGTCTCCTTGAACCAGATCATTCCTGAGTTCAAAAAGAAGACAGGTGTTCAGAAGATTCAGTGCATCACTCTTACTGATGGTGAAGCACATCCTCTCAAGTTTCACAAAGAGTTCAAATCCAGGCAGGGTAATGAACAATACTTGGGAACACGTTCAGCACATGGTAACGTATTCATTCGTGACAAAAATGGTAGAACATATCATTGTGCAGACGCATACTATGATTTGACTACTGCACTACTCAATCAACTCAGGGGTCGTTTTCCTGATGTCAATTTCCTTGGTATCCGAGTTGTTGATAATCGTGATTGCAACAGTTTTGTCCGTCGCTATGTTGACTATGACTATGAAAGACATCAAACCATCATGGCACAGTGGAGAAAAACAAAGTCTCTTATGATTACTGAGGGTGGTGGATACCACGCCTACTTCGGATTGTCCTCATCCGCACTCAACTCTGATTCTAGTTTTGAAGTGAAAGAAGATGCAACCAAAGCACAGATCAAGTCTGCTTTCAAGAAGTCACTTTCTGCAAAGAAAATGAACAAGAAAGTTCTAGGTCAGTTCATGAGTTACATCGCATAGACCAGTTCACAAACTGGCACAGGGGTGGTTGATTCCACCTCTCCTTCCATTATAATGTATACATAGACAAGAACAAACAATGCCTTTTGAAGCTAAAGTGAATCCCGAATCACTCATCAACAACCTTCGTGATCTTTACGGTAACAAGATCACATCCGCACACATCAAAGCATACTGTGCTCAGCATGATGTGACATATCAGACTGTTACAAAATATCTGCAACAGTTCAAAACAACAAAAGGCAAGTGGAACCTCACTGCTAAGGAGAAGAAAGCAAAACTTGAAAGTTCCTATGCTGCTCCTGCTGTTGTACCTCCTGTAGAACAGAATCTTATTCCAGAGATTGATTCTAACTTTGTCAAGTTTGGAAACTTCTCTGATGTAAAGAAAATCATTCAGTCCAAACTTTTCTACCCATGCTTTATTACTGGTCTTTCTGGTAATGGTAAAACCTTTGGTGTGGAACAAGCATGTGCTCAACTGAAACGTGAAGTCGTTCGTGTAAACATTACCATTGAAACTGATGAAGATGATCTTATTGGCGGTTTCCGCCTTGTTAATGGTTCCACAGTCTGGCATAACGGACCCGTTATTGAAGCACTTGAGCGGGGAGCTATCTTGCTCCTTGACGAGATCGACCTCGCCAGTAACAAAATTCTCTGTCTCCAAAGCATCCTTGAAGGTAATGGTGTATTCCTTAAAAAAATTGGCCGATACGTCAAACCATCTGACGGTTTCAACGTCATCGCAACCGCAAACACTAAAGGTAAAGGTTCAGACGACGGACGATTCATTGGAACTAACGTGCTCAACGAAGCCTTCCTTGAGCGATTCCCAGTAACCTTTGAACAGTCCTATCCTAGTCCAAAGACTGAGGAGAAAATCTTGACCAACTTGTGTGACGACAAAGAGTTCTGCAAGCGTCTTGTAGATTGGGGTGACATCATCCGTAAGACCTTCTTTGATGGTGGTGTTGAGGAAGTTATTTCCACACGTCGTCTTGTACATATCGTCAAGGCATACGCTATCTGGAAGAACAAAGAGAAGGCAATCGAAGTATGTGTAAACCGCTTTGATGATGAAACAAAACAAGCGTTCCTTGATCTCTATGACAAGGTTGATGCTGATGTAAACTTTGGAGGTGAAACTAAAACTGATGAACCTATGGAAGAACTACAAGTCCCTTCTGTATGAGGTCTTTCCAGAACTGTACCACCATTCAACTTGGGCAGAGTGGGAGGGGAAAGGAACCTCTCTCACCGCTAAGTTGTATGGAACTGATAAAGATTGGTACATTAATAAGTCTAGGGAAGTTGAGATCTGGAGTGAAAAATCCTGTATCTACAACACTATAATCTATCCTAGAACTGGTGAGAATCTACCATGCTTCGGTATGGATTTGATGGGATTTTTTGAAAAGAAAGTCATTATTGTTTTTGACTTTCAACACCCTATAGAAAACTGCCCTTTCTCTGTACAGGGTCTACCCAAGGCAGAACAAGATTATCGATTCTTTGAAATGGGTAATCATTTTTCTGATAACATCTATGTCAGGTATTGTACGTTTGCAGAAGTAGACGAACATTTAGATATGTTTAAAAAGTACTTGACTGTTTACAGAGATATGTTAGAATCAAAGAAACCCAGCCAGAATCTCATGCACAAAACCTATCATGATTTTGACAAATACATGAGAAAACTAGATCCTGTAGGTGGGTATCTTTCTGGCAAATTCGGTAAAGAAAAATCAGAGAGTCTTGTAAACGATTTTCTATTTACATATGGTTAATTCGTGGAGTCTATTAGGCTCAATCTTAAACGGTACATTTGATGAGGACTATCCAATCGTGAAAAAGAAAAGCTCCAAGAACGTCTCAGAAGCAACCAAAGAAGACTATCAAGATTTTTGGGAAGAAGATGGTTTCAGTGTTACTGGAAACCCTGCTCCTGCTTCCCCAGATGTCATTCATGTGACTTCTAGTTTTGGTGGACTAGGTTCTGAATTTTATGCCGATGCTAAAAAACAAAAAGAAAAAATGCCTAAAGAAGAACAAGATAAATTCATCTACGAGTCTCCCGATGGCGGAAAGACAGTAACTCGTAGAACACCAAACTCCGATAAGAAGGAAGTAATTCAAGGTGATTATTATAAAGATATTCCTTGGAGTGGTGTAGAGGACAATCGAGATAGAGATCTTGATTGGATTGAAAAGAGTGGTGGGTTTGAATGGACACCTGGCTCACCATGGCCACCAGAGGTTCCTGATGAACCTGTTCGGGAAGCATCAGACCTTCCTACTGTTGGTGTCTCAACTGATATGGGGGTAGCTTTTGACTCAACGTATTATGGTGATTATATGGCGGATATGGATGATATGTATTCTCATCACTTTAATCACTATAGGAAACCAGTAGATGACGATTTCAAGTATTTCAAGTATAATGAACATACAATGCTTGATAAAGCAAAGAACTATATTGCAAGCACATATGGTTCACACTATACTGGAGATAAGGGAACACAAACCCTAGATCTAATTGAAGGTATTGGAGATGCGGAAGCATTTTGCCGATCCAATGCAATCAAATATCTCTCAAGATTCGGCAAGAAAGATGGTAAGAATGAAACTGACATTCTAAAGGCCATTCACTATTGTACACTTTTATACCACTTCGCTGGTTTACATAATGACGACAGCAACTAAGATCCCTATGAAACTTTCCGATAGAACTATCAATCTGTTGAAGAACTTTGCTTCTATCAATCAATCTATCCTGTTCAAACAAGGTAAGTCCTTGAGAACTATTTCTGTAATGAAGAACATTCTTGCAGAAGCAAATATCGACGAGGACATTCCTCAAGAGTTTGGTGTTTATGATCTTAGTCAGTTCTTGAACTCTCTAGGTCTTTTCCAAGATCCAGAACTAAACTTCACAGGACAAAGTTTCGTCAACATTAAAGAAGGCAAACAGAAGTCTAAGTATTTCTTTGCTGACCCAAGTGTGATTGTTTCTCCTCCAGAGAAGTCTATCACTCTTCCCTCTGTAGATGTTGAGTTCACACTCAAGAGTTCTCAACTTGACAGACTCCTCAAAGCAGCCGCAGTATATCATCTAACAGATCTATCTGTTGTTGGTGATGGTAGTGAAATTAAGATGGTTGTATCTGATCGCAAGAACGATACATCTAATGATTTCTCTATTGTTGTTGGAGAAACTACTAAGAAGTTTGGACTTCATTTCAAAGTGGAGAACATGAAGATTGTGCCTGGCACATATGAGGTGAAAATCTCTCGTAAACTTTTGTCACAATTCAAGTCATGTGAATACGACTTAACCTACTATATAGCTCTAGAACCAGATCTTACATGGGAGGATTAATGTTATTCGCATCTCATCCAAGTGTCTACACATTGCCAGGCACTTGGGAAGCACAACCTGACGTGGTATATGATCCCACATTATTAATCGCGTCAGCAGTAGTTGTATTTGCAACTGCAACACTTATATCTGTAATTTCAATTAAGCGATCTAGAAAGAGAGCCTGATTACCTTACTATTTTATTATGAAAGAATTTGATTATGACCTCGATTACAAGAGTCTTGATTTTTCACATGAAGAGACTCGGAAGTTATATCGCATTGGAAGGGGGGAACAAGGAGTTTTATTGGTACGCCCTTATACTAACGATATATGTGCTCATTGGAGATTCAAAACTCCTCACGAAGCAGTAATCTCATCCAACAAAATCTTTGCCATGTACCTAGACTATAGGGATGGTAAGGATTTTATTGGTATGGATATGTGCCGTAAATTTCTAGAGATGGGATTTACCAGAGCAAGACGTTATGCAAACCATAACTCAGGTAGAAAGTATAAGAAAGGAACGAAAGAAATATTGCCGCAAGAAGAAGATCATATGACAAGTAAATATGCAGAGTCCGCTAGGATATTCAAGAAGGTAAGAGATATTGTTGCCAAAAGTGATACTTATGTTAAGATGAGAAAGAACTGGAGGTCAGAAGAGTGAATATCTTTGTCACAGATCCATGCCCACGCAAGTCTGCTCAGGTATTACCTGACAAACATGTGGTCAAGATGCCACTAGAGACATGTCAAATGCTCTCTATTGTTTTTTCACACTGGTATTATGATTGGGGTGATGATCTATTGAAGAAAAAGGATGGCACTCCTTACAAAACAAGTAAGGGTGCTTTCCGCAATCATCCATGTACACAATGGGCAGCCAAAAGTTTATACAATACTGCATGGTTGATTCAACATGGGTGTGCATTATCAACAGAGTACACTCATCGCTACGGTAAAGAACACGGATGTCGTGACACTTTATGGCAAGCGAAGAAAGTATTCCATCGCTTTTCTAAGAAAGCAATTACATGTTACAATTATGTTGAAGACTACGCCTTCGCAGGTCCAGACCAGTTTAAATATGACACAAGCATTGACACTCTTACTGCTTACAAACGTTATATATCGAGCAAACCTTGGGCTGCATCTAATTATCTTCGTGACCCATCCAGAAAACCAGATTGGTTATGACTCAGTTAATTGAAAAGGATGACCCACGTTACTTCTCACAGACAAGTAACAAATCATATGACAGGCATCACTATAAAATAGTTTACAAAGACCGTTCTATTGTGTTAGAATCTTGGGATGAGGTCCAAGAATGGTGGTGGAATAATTGCCATCAACCACAATTTGATGCCGTTGTACACGTTATTGACATACCAAAGACTAAGAAAAAGTCCAAAGGATTTATTTAATTATGACTAAAAGAAAGGAAGAACTTGCTCTTGAGTTCGTGAAATATACCGTCAGTTTGATGGACGAGGAATCTCTTCGGAAGATTGCTGAGATCAATTTACTTGCTAACCTGAGTGGAGACGTAGATCTTGAAACTTGGGAAGATTATGTAGCACAAATGAAAGGTCTAAACACGGCCGAAAAATGTATTGAGTTGATCAAACCAGCAATGCTTTTGAGGGGACAAAATGAGGGATGAATTTATTTGGGTCGAGAAGTATAGGCCAAAAACTGTTGAGGATTGTATTCTCCCAGAGACTACAAAGAACACCTTTAAAGAATTTCTAAAGAAGGGAGAGATCCCTAATCTTCTCCTTGCAGGACCTGCTGGTATCGGTAAGACCACTATTGCCAAAGCATTGTGCAAAGAACTTGATGCAGGCACGCATTATACGTAGAGAAAAAGATGACCGTCTACAGCAAAACCTATTTCGTTCGGCGGAAGACTGGCGAGAAAGACACCTGATTAAAAATCAATGCCCACCAGTGGATGCATCACGAGCGTGTGCTTCTTTTCTACTGGATCGATTTTCGATTGGCAATGATGCCATTCGTCCAGCTACAAAACAAGAAGAATCGTTAC